TAGATCAAATCAGGTTCGAAGTTTTCAATCGCCTCGATAGCCTTCTTACGCCCTAGAACGTCGCCAACCTCTGGGTAGAAGATGGTAAAGCCCCTGTCATCAGGGACCGGAGTGTTGGTCAAGCCAGACACTATACCTATATCATACCCTGCCTTCACAAACGCATCTACGGCGTGTAGATTCACCCGACCAAAGCCGGTGGAAATGAAAGGGCTATCGCCTACGATCAAAACCTTCACGGAAGCTTCCTGTCTGACCCTTCAGGGTCTAGCTACTCTCCTACGTCCGATGGTAGAAGTTCATCAAATGGGATGTATTCGCCCGACTTAGCATCACGGTCGTAACCCATGATCCAAGCGCGGCGAACCCACTCCGGTCGATCACCCGGAACGGAGACGACACCTTGCTTCACCGGAAGCTCTCCATCATAGAAGTACAGAACTTCGTCTGCGCTACTGATGGAGTGCTTCAGGCGTACATTCTTAGCCATTAGAATAGCTTGGTGCCGGTCTGCTTAGAGCGCTCTGCTAGGAACAGTCCGTCAACACCGTCAGAAAGGTCTGCGGTATCGCCGGTCCAGTCAACAAGCGGACCACCCTTATCGAATAGCTGACCTGACTCGGCCAAATCCTTGACGATTCGCTCCTGCTCAGTAGACTCGATACCGAAGTCATTCGGGTCTGCGTCAGTGCGCTCTCGCACAACAACCTGTACCTTCTCGTCTGGTCGAATTGCGTTAACAAAAACCGGAGCCGGTGCTGCGAACTGCGGGTCGTCGCCAATGGCGAGCGTCTCTAGTTCGTCGTTTTCAACTTCTCTGTGTGGAGCAGCGGCTAGCTCCTGTCGTGCATGAAGGTCGTCCAAGACGGTCTTATCCACGACTCCTGCACCCGGCTCGTCTAGATTGTAGGCTTTGTCTGCGTGCTCGACTTCAGCTTCCTGAACTTCTAGCGGAGCGATGCCACCGTCTAGTTCGCCCTCTTCAGCGGCTTCCTCTAGAGCGTTGACAACGACTTCATCTACGTTCGGGACTTCCTGACCGCCAACGACCTCAGTCTCAACTTGTTCTAGACCTTCCGGCTGTGATGCGCTCGTTACCTCGCGCTCGTTGTCCTTTGGCATGTTATCCTCATTGTTAGAAAGAAGGGGCCGGGGCAAGCCCGACCCCATCAATCAATTAAAGCGTGAAGCCCTCTAGGAGAACTGCTGAACCTTCAAGAGAGAAACCGAAGTATCCCTTGATCATGAAGTCAGTTGAGTCCTTGGTCTTAGCAAGCTCTTCGTAGGTCAAGTCCTTGTGAACAAGAAGCTTAGCCATATCGCGGTCGAAAATCAGAATCTTGGCGTTGTCTGCCCAGTGGGAGTCGGTCAAGATCGGAAGGTCGTCATACGAGATGACGCGGAATCCAGCCTGAATTTCAGTCGAATCAACGAATCGCTGCTGTGCCTGAAGAAGCGAGTTAATCTTACGTCGAACCGGCTTTGACGTTAGGATCGTGTCCGGGTTACCGTTCACGGCGTCAATAGCCTCGTCAATCATTGCGAGCGTAAGGGTTCCAGTCTTAGAAACAACGCTCTGGTCACCCATCGACGTGTCATCTGTGATCTGGTAAAGAATTCCCGTGATGTCGTTAGCTCCACCGTTAGCCGTAGCTAGGTCGGTTGAAAGCTTCTCCACCATGGCCTGCGTGTGGGCCTCAACTTCAGATGCAAGAGCATCGAATAGAGAACCAGCAGCAGCCTGCATCGGGCCTGTAACCTCACCACGAGTGTACAGGTACTTCATGCTCTTGCTTGCGCGCGCGTACTCGGACTGAGTTGCAGCCGGTAGCGGTCCACCATCAGTGCTCCAAGAAGCACCCGGTAGAGCTACGCGCTTGCGGATGAAGTATGTGTTCGTTGCCCACGGAACGTGGCGAACAGCATTGTACAAAGTGGGTTCCTTAGCAGCGAAGTCGCGAATCGCGCCGTCGATGACTTCAGGAATGAGGTACGCAGCCGCGGTGCTTGAAAGGTCAAGTGCCTTGCGAATATCCACGTTTTACCTCAGTGTTGAGCCGTCGCCGTGCTTAGCGGCAAAGGCGAATCGTAGACGGTCTCGGGCGTCTTCAATTTCCGCAATCTCTTCGACTGCGTTCTTTTCTTCTGCCTTACGCAGAACACCCGGAGCAGAACCGTCAGGGATACGATCTGCTAGAGCACTGACGACCTGTGCAAGTTCAGTAACCGACTTCTGTAGCTGGACAACCTCTGGTGCTGGGGTGGTCGCAGTCTCAGAAGCAGCACTCTCGCTCTTCTCAACAGTGGTCTCTTCAGTTTCATTTAGGAGGCCAGCGGCCTCTAGGTCTGCGCCAAGAGCCTTCCAATTCTTAACGATGCGGGCCATAGCCTGCTCGTCTCGCTTGTTCTCGCCCTTGACTGCCTTCTCAACCGTCTCCGGTGCATCAGTCGTAGCAGGAGCGGCTTCTGGTGCTGGCTGCGGCGTAGCCGGTGCAGCTTCAGGTGCCTTTCCAGTGTCCGGTGCAGTTGCAGCGCCAGTATCGGTAGTGTCTGGCTGTGTCGTGACTTCCGGTGCTTCCGGCGTTGTCTTAACTTCCTCTGACATGTTTCCCTCGTTGGCGTCCATAACCGCCTTGGCTAGAACCGTGCCGAAGCTCGGTGTATAGATTGGTCGGGTCGTATTTGAAACTTCTTCCAACGTAGCGTCGTAGAATGTTCTAACGGCCTTCTTCAAATTAGGATCATATTCGTTAGCGTATCGTCGGACATTACCGAAGACACTCATACCGAACTGCTTACCTTGCTTTGCTTTCTTCCAGATATACATAGCAGTCGGGTTGTCTTCGTCAATCATGACTTCGACGCCCATGTGGTTATCGTCAGTAACCCAAGCCTTCGTTACTTGGCCTAGGTCTGCGGCACTACTGTTCTTGTTGTGCCAGTCTCGGTAGATAACCTCTCCACCACTATTGATATAGTCAGCCCACTTAGCGATCAGGGTAGGGTGAACTCGGTCACCCTCGGAATCAATCTCTGGGCCAGTCGCAATTCCGATCAGATACTTGCCGCCAGATCGCTCTTCGGCTTTCGCAATCGGAAATGTAAACTTGAAAGGCGCTATAACATCGTATTGCTTATTTTGCGTCGTCATTTACTTCCTTTGCTACCTCTGTTCGTTTGGGCGGATTTCTCTGGCCCGTGGTAGTTGTTCCAATTCCTGAAATTGGATCGTTGAGCGGCTGACCTTGGATTAGACGGTTAGCCACTTCATCAATCATTTCAACGGGGATAAGCCCAGCGGCAGTCTGGATAAAGTGAGCATCCCCACCTGTAACCTGTGGAAGTCCAAGCTTAGAAGCGATCTGATTGATGCTCATGACACCCATCATTTCGTATTGCTTGTACAGCTCTGCCTTACCGGTCTCTGTGTGAGTGTTAGTGTCGTTCTGCTTGAACAGAATGTCGTCCCACCCGAAGATTGACAGGATCAACTCGTCGTTAATCTCTTCTTCGACAATTGTCTGAAGAGGGCTGATCGTGTCAGTCTGGAATGAGTCGGCTGATGTAGCGCCCTGCTGCTGTGGTCGCCTGAAGTCTTCAACAATGTGAAGCTTCTCCGGTGGGATATCCAGCGCCGTCATGATTTCCTGACGGGATAGAACTCGACCCTCAACATACTGCATGTCTGTCATTCGGTTGACAGATGGCTTAACGTCAACGTCACCCTCTAGGAGTAGTGGTCGGTGGGCGTTCTTAGTGCCGACGTAGTTCTGCTCTAGCCACTCTCGGTTTCTCTTTGCCTCATCGCCTGTTGATGTTCGGACGATGATGACAAGACCCGTCTGCGCGCTGTTCTCAAAGAAGTTGCCATTGAAGTGCATGGCGTTAAGATCAGTGGCGATGGTTAGCTGTAGTGAGTGAAGGAGCGACAGACCAGAAACGTCTGATTCAGGATCGTCAAACCGGAAGTGGAGAATCTTGTATTTTGGGTAGCTCTTAGGCTTATCATCTGATCCGGTCTGCGGCCCGTACTTCCACCCGACTAGGTTTTCACCGTCATCTAGAACCGGACTCATGTACTTCGGGTGTAGGCGTAGTGCTCGCATCGGGGTTCCGAGAAGCGACTGCTCTATCACCCAGAAAGCCTCACCGTAGATGATCAGGTCTTTGTACGTCAACCTCAACAGGTGGCCAGATCGAGAGTCCCTGAAGAACTTCTTCAGAACCCTTTCCTTGCGCTTATTGAGTTCAATATCGGGCGAGTCAGGTTCGAAGTGGAAACCCGTAGACACTGCATACTTTGAAAGCTTCTCGACGGCACCACGAAGGATCGGGTGCTGGCGGAACATTTCATAGTAAACGCCGTACTGATTGCGCTTAGCGAAAGTAGCTAGCTCTGTTGACTTGGAGCCACCGATCAGCGTGAAGCGAGCCGGATAACCGGGGGTCGGTACGGTGACCTGACTCTTCTGGATAGCTGTGGCGGTTCTAGACATTAGTCAACCTTTTTGAAAGAGAAGCTGAAGTGGACAACCTGTCCATGAGAAGTGGAAATACCAATCCTCCACTCGGCCTTATTAGATTGGGCGTCAGTCGCGTATCCGGTCATAACTGCTCGTCGCACTTCCTTCAAAGCTCTTTTGGTTGAAGGTGTTAGTTCCGTCTTCGACACCAATCGGTCGAGTTCTCGTATTGCCAGTGCCATCACTGCTCCACCGTACTTCTGAGCCACATCTGCGGCATGGACCCTTTACTTCCCCAACAATAGTTCGGAATAGGTCTCTGTGTTTGATGTTGAGAACGCCGTTGACTTCCTTGCCAAACAGCGTCCCGCATTGCTGGCAAGTTACATCAATTGACATATAGCCCTCAACGGAGTTATAGCAGGCTGAACCTGACTGGCAATCGACCCTCCCCATAAAGCGCCAGCATTAGCGCCCAGAAGTAGTCATCTTGCTTACCTGAGAATTTGTAGAGCGCGTTCTCCGTCTTCGTTCGACGGATGCCGTGAATTTGCTTCATGAGTTCTTGCTGTGGCGGGTAGTGGATTAGCCCTCGCTGAAGATCGCCCTTGAAGGTGGTCGCCCACCCTTCCTTCTTGGCCTGAGTGAAGACTACCCCCTCCGACACGAAATGCTTTGAGAGACTTTCGTGGAGAGGATTTCCGACTCCCGTCTTGTCAATCGAGACTCGACTGGGACGTAGACGCTTGACAAGACTAACGAGGTAGTTGCCCTGTTCTTCGTAGGAAGCCTGCGTAGCATGAACCCAACGAACATACTTATGAATTTCATCTTCAACCTCAACGTGCTCAATTACGATGAACACCGAGTAGTCTCGCTCTTTAGCGAAGTCCACCCCTAGAGTAATGAAGCCCTGTGGCTCCCATCCCCTCGGAATCTCACCTTTGAAAAACTCATATTTCGGATCGTCGTCACGGGCTGAAATAATCAAGTCCCAAGGGAAGTACGCTTGCAATTCGTCAACGAACTTGCACTCAAACTCAACTTGGAACCCCTGCTCGTCGGCACCGAACCCTGCCCTGACTGTCCTGATCTTGTCGTTTCCGTACTTTTCCAAACGCTCGGCTGTAGGCAGTTCGAATGCCATCGCCAAAGCCTCTTCCTCCCAGCCCTCTTTAACCATGATGGACGCTTCCCACCAAGGAACAACGTGTCGGCTGTAGAATGGATACGCTACCTCGTCAGTAGCAATATCGTAGAAAAGACCAGACTCATCCATAGGAGTAGAAACGACTGTGAT